GCCTTTTGTTGGATCTGGTGCTTTGAGTTCTTTTGGTTCCTCATTGTCGTTTTCAGTAACTGTTGATGTCTTTTTTAGTGAGTTGTATATTGTATTATTGCCACTGCCACTACCGTAATTTTGTCCCGACTCGTCTTCTGCTAAATCTCTAATTCTTAAACTGTCTATATCAAATTCCAAATCAATCTTTTGACCAACACCACTAGATGATCTAGTTTTCATTAATTGAATTTGATATCTACCACGTTCTCTCATTGCTCTTGATGTGAATATACCAAACACGTTGTCAGCAGTTTGTATTTTACTTAAACCTCCAGATATGTGCGAATGATCAAATTCTATTTCTTCTACAGCACCTCTGTTCAACTGTGATGCTGTTACAAAGATTACATTTAATTCCATAGATAAATTTCTTAATTCTTCAGATACAAATTTATCTTTAACAAACAGATCACTTGGCGATACTTTTCTGCTGATTGGCATCATAAGATCCAGATAGTCTACCAGTATCACATCCAGTTTTGTGCCTGTCTTTATTTCATATTCTTTTATATAACTTCTTAAGTCGTTTGCGTTTTTACCACTTGCCATGTATTTGATTTGAAACTTACCTGCTTTTTTACCAAGCAATTTAACTTTCATTTCTACACCATCTAAATCTTTAAAAATTTCTCTAGCAGGTACATCTGTTAGCATTGAATCTAATCTCATCGACACAAGAGCCTCACTTAATTCAAATGTTACATAAGCAACATTTAATCCATTAAGTACCCAATTACAACCTAAGTTAGCAAGGAACAAACTTTTACCAGCACCAGATCCACCAGCAAATATATTCAACTCACCTTTGTTGAATCCACCAAACAGTTTTTTATCCAGTGTTGTCCACCCTGTACTGACTTGTCCATTAGAATTTTTTAGTCCCATAAGTCTTGCTTTAGGATCATCAAAATAATCTGTACCTATGTCCTTGTGTAATCCGATCTGTACTGCCTTCTTGACCAATTCTTCAACTGGACCATATTCACCTTTTTCCAACATATCGGCACTTTTCAATATTGCTCTTTCTAAACTTTTATGTCTTACAAAAGTTTCAAAGTCATCTAATAACCAAGTAAAGTGTTCTTCTGTTAAATTTTCTGCTTGTTTTAAATTAATGTTACAAGATTTGTTTACAATATCAAATGTTGGCAGTGCATTGTATTCTGCCACATACTTGTTAACAAAGTCTGCTGTCTCTTGAAGTTTTCTATCGAACAATGAATAGTCAAATATAGATTGACAACGCACAAACGTTTCTGCGTCATTTAACATCATTTCGAGATACAGTTTTTGTATCTCATATCCATAGTCTTTATTTTGCTTCACCATTGTCCTTATTATACCACATTTCGTTTGAATTGTCAATGTGCTTATGATATTTGGCACATACAGCACCTATACAACTTCCTGGGTCTCCTGGATTTTTTGGCACCCATATGTCGTCCCAAACTGATTCCAATTTAGATACTGCCGTTTTGTTTAATGCACAACCACCAACTAAAATTATGTTTGATGTTTTAATATTCATTTGTATCCATGAACTTGCACACATCAACACTTGTTCAAAAATGTGTTGTGTAGTTGCGGCAATGTCTGCCATATCTTGTTCTGTGTTTAATTCTGGTCTCCACCAATTACAACCTCTGTGTAGATTAATTCTTGTCTTGAAAGGCATTCTAGTATCTATGATTTCTTCCATCATCATTCTATGATATTTTCTCCAATTGCCTTTTTTGGCAAGTTGTTCAAATTTATGTTCTTCGGCATTTGCTTTTAATCCAACTCTTTGTGTCATTGCTGAATAAAATAAACCTATACTGTGTGGATATCTTTGAGTGTATTTTTTTTCTAATTTGGTTCCTTTACCATGCCATATAGTAAAAGTTTCAAACTCTCCAATACTATCTAGTACAACTACTGCGGCATTTCTGTATGGAGAAGTGTAATATCCATATGCGGCATGACTTTCATGATGATTTATGTACTCAATTGGTACATTGTGTACTCCTGATTTACTTAAAAACTTTTTAATATTATTTTCTTTCCATTTCCAACCTTGACCTGCAATCAGTTGACGCATAGTTTTTTTGAAAGGTTTTTCATAAAAATATATTTTAGCAGGGTAGGCCCATTTAGGATTTGATCTTACTTCCGCCATCAGTTTGGGACACAGTGTTGGATCTCCTGGTATACCACTAAAATCTTTTGACATACCTGCCCATTTTAATTTTAAATGATAATGATCTGTTAGTCCTGCGACTCTCCACTCCATCACGGCAAGACTGGCATCGTGATTGTTTCCTGTTATTCCCCAAATAATCATCTTTCAATTACCCATGCTCTATGATAATAGTCGTCAATGTTTTTTTGAATTAATGCTTTTGCTAACTCATTGGCGTCTTTTTTATTCATAGGGCCATATTCCTTTCTTGTTGTTTTGTCCAAAGTTTTCATATTCATTGGATTTTTATGTATTCCTTCTATTACATAATACATTCTATTTGTAAATAAAAGGGTCTCTTTTTTGTAACTCTCTTATCTTCTTCTTGTACTTGATGTAGTTTACAAGTTTAGTGATAGGAAAAAACAAAATTGAGATCGCTTTTTTTAAAAAATTCTTTATGCGAACCATTTTTTCATCCTTAGTTTAGTTTTTAGTTGTGAATCTTCAGCATTTTTTATTATCGTGTACAATGTATGAAGCCTACCATATTTACACACAGCATCGTTGACATCTCCAATATCTTGATGCCAGTCAGGCATACTCACACTCCAGCCGGATTCCATAGCATCATATACTAACTTTTGACCTGCTTCATCTCTATCAGGAACTACTATCACATGCTTACCTAAACTGTTTACCAGTGCTGTTTGTTGTTCTTTAACTTCACTACCTAACAGTGCTACACCGTCGATAGCAATCGCATCAATAGGACCTTCTACAGCCACAATGTATTTTCTGTCATCGTCTTGAGCATCTGTATTAAACACATACCCTGGTTGTTGTTCTGAAAGATATTTTACTTTGCTTTCTACAACCTTTCTAGCGGTGTATCCGACAATCTTTGATTGATGTGTAAAAGGAATAATTAGCCTATCTCTAAATCCTGCTTCAGGACTCCAATAAAAATCGTAATCATCTAGTGTTAATTTTCTTTTAGCAATATATTCCATTACAGAGAATAAATCTTTATCAACTCCACTAGGTTCTAAATCTTTATACGTTGCCCATTCATGAATTGGTTTCGCTTTAGGAGGAAGTTCTTTAATTGTAAATTTTGGAAGAGTAACAATCGATTTGAATCCAGTGTCATCTGTTTTGTGTTGCAGTACTTGTAAAGCCAATTTTGTAATAATATCGTCTGGCATATTCAACCATCTCATAAATTTTTTCATTTTATAAGATAAATTTCTACCTAATCTCCAACTTGTTTTAAATCCGCAATTGAAACAATGGAAACTTACACTCTCGTCTGCTTTAGCAATTAACCCACCTCGCTGTCTTGTGTCGGGAGTAGTGCCGTTATGCTCACAACAAGGAGCATTAAAAGCCAACCAACCACTGGGTGTTTGTTTTCTTTTGGCAGGAAGATAAGTTTGTAAAACGTCGAGCACAATATTCATGCTTGTATTATAATTTAAAATAATGAAAAAGTCAATTAGTTTCGAACTAATATTTTGGTAACACTACCAGAACTTAATGTGTGTTTGAATCTTAAATGACTGAAGACTCCATTAAAATTTACATATTTGATACTGTCGGCATCAGTTGCTGTAAATGTATCAATATCTGACCAATATGTGGCTCCATTAATTTGATTATCAAGTGTGCCTTGAACCACAATATCTCCAACTGCTTCATCAAGATAGTATGCCACCGTATGTAAAGCCGAATTACCATTTATTGTTGGTTCTGCTGTCACTGTTTCAGATAAAAATACACCAGAACTAGGATTGTCTTCTGTAAATGTTGTAATAGAATATGAGTTCAAAGGTCCCGGAAATTCTTCTGTGCTTAGGTAGGCTATACCTTTGTTTGTAAAATTTGTACCACTGTGCAATAATGTTTTCGAAGCATCAGCATCTTTAGAAAGATATACAGTGTAGTGCATATATTGTGATTTAATGTTTAATAAATCGTTTTCACTAATCGTAACTGTAAAATGTCCAACTTTGCTGGGTGTTCCTGTTTCAATTACAGTGCCATCTTTTTCAGTAATTAATCTGTTTGTTTCGTCATACAACTGAAACTTAGGTGTGTATGTGTTCAATATAGACACAGGTTTTTGATCTGCGTTAAGCACGTTGAACTGTATGGTGTTGTCAATTCCTCTGACTATGTTTAAATTTCTTTGATACACTGATCTATACTCCGTTATTTCTCCTGCCAGATTCGCTATCAGGCTTACACTGTTATTTAATAAATATTTTGGAACAAGTTGCATAATCTTATGTATTTATTGATATTAAAATGCTGTTAAACGACATAGAAAAGAACTTCCCGTTCATATCGGTCGTTGAATACGGTGGAAAAGAGTACGTTGGTGTTATTAATAACCAAGACACCGCTATCACCTCGATGTATGTGTACGAAGACATTCATACAAGTGCTAGAGAAAAATTTATGAGCCTTTGCCAAACATGGTGGTGGGAAAGCAACAGAATGATCCCAATTGGGATATTTTTACGTAAAGAACTAGTCAAATTCAAAGAAGTTCTTATGATGATGAACACTAAAGATGTTGTTGTAAAAATAGGTCCAATTACAAGTTTAAGCAATCTTGCTATGAAAAGAAGCAAGAGAAAATCAGTTCAATTAGTCCGAAAACCTAAGTAATCAAGTTAATTGTTCGCAAATAAGATTCATGTGTACCACAACTGCGACTGCGTAAGATGTTGCGTGAGACTTCTTAAAAAAATATTTGTCATCAGTTGGTTTTACCCAAACTTCTTTCATTATTGTGTCCCAATCTTTATTAAGTAGATATCTTTTGCTAGGTCGTATGATTGCCAACACCGCCGCTAATTGTTCTATATTTTTTGGTTTTAGTGTCTTCAATATTTCATTGTGTCCGTTCAAATGAAAAACTTGATCACTAAACTCTTTTGCTTCTAATAATTCCCACATAGGCTGTGTGGTCATTAGTTTATTCAGATGATCATGATCCTTTACATCTTTGTATATACTAACATTTAAGCAATCAATTTTAAAATAATTTCTATCTTCAGCAGTTTCATAATCTAGTGTAGATAAGTTTGTTGCTGGATCATGTGGAATTTCTGTAAAGTACACACCTGTGTTGTGCTTCTTGCCGTTTTCTAATTTAGCAATTCTGTGTTTCATTTTTTCCAACAACACATTTCTATCAGCAAAATCTATATCTATATCAAACATTTTTACAAAACAAGTTTACTATGTCCTCCACCTACTTCACCTTTTACCCAAACATTAAATGATAATGTATGTCTTATATTGTTGGATTGGTTCACGTTTACACTATGATTTAAAAAACTTGGAAACATTATCAAATCCCATTTCTCAGGAGATATACCTATCTTCGATTGATGATAAAGATAACTTCTTTTTTGTGACACATCAAAGTCATCTTTGTGATCTAGTCTAACTGTGTCTGTACAAATATTTGTGTGATTTTTATCTTTATGAAACACTATATCTGCTGTGTCTTTACAATCTGTTAAAAACAATACTCCTGATACTAAACTATTGCTGTGATAATGTTCTTGTATAAAGTGATTTTGTTCATATCTATTACACCAACTTGTTGTCATCACGAACTGATGTTTTGGATGTATGTCCAAATATCCATGCATAAATTCACTTACTTGGTTCATTATTTCAGTTTTTAATGGTAGTAAGTTTTCTTTATCTAATACATAATCATCTTTAGATATAAAAGAAACTTTGTGCGACCTTTCTTCATATTCTAATTTTGTTTTAATAAAGTTTTCACTTTCTTCATAAGGTCTTATTTTTGTTTTACACAGTGGTATACCAAATAGTGGTACAACATTATTTTCAGT